AAAACAATTCATATTGTTCTGATTGTATTTTTAGAAACTCACCTGTCATTTCAGGATAAGTTCTCTCCATATATTTTACGACATCTTGTGTGTCCACCATTTCTTTTTGTGCTTCTGTCGGTTCTCTTTCAAAATCAAGAGCCGAATCTGGCAATCCCTTTGGTGTGTCTTTAATCATCATTTACTCCTATATAAACATTTGTATTGTTATTCTGTTATCCGACATTGGTGTCGTCATTGTTGTTGAGTGTTCTATATTTTCTGATAAATCACTAACTAATAACTTATTAAATTCTGGATACTCTAAAATATATTTATCTAATTCTTTATTGTGATGAATATTTGCACCACCCCAATTCTTCTCCCAATCACGATTTAAAAATAAAGTCATAGCCAACTTTCTATCTTTAAACTCATCATTATGAAATGGTATAAAACTACCAGCTGTCCATATATAAATCATACAAGACATATTATCTGGCATTGTCTTTATCAAACCATTTTTCATAAGAGACTTAACAATTTCATTTGAATACTCTGTTGGTGTGTCCGTGCACAATACAACTGAACTATCCAAAACTATTCCTCTTTCCCAACTATGATTGGTCCAAAAGTTTTTCTCTAATTTATCTTGTTGTAATAGATTATACGAATAATCTACGACATTGTCAAGTAATTTTTCATCAAATATATTATTATATACTTGCATTATTTAGTCCATATTTTTTTTAATAGTTTCTCATCTACACCATACTTTGATATAATAGAATATACAACATCTTTACCCATAATGTCAAGCGTTTTTTCAATATTTTGTGAACTATCTTCAAAATAATCACATAATATATCCATAGCCCACTTTTCTATCTTGGATTTCTTCTTAGATTTAGTGTATCTTAAATATGTATTTCCTCTTGGTAGTATGTTGGTGTAGAATTGATAGACTGATTTTGGTTTCAATTCCCAATATTGTTGTATTTCATTTACAACTTCTATCCACTCTGCTTTCATTGATAAAAATCTATGCACCATATAATTCGACCAAGTTTTCTTGTCCGCATCTGTAATGTTGTCCCAATACAATTGGTTCTGAACATTTGTAATTTGTTTTATGTGGTCAAATAGTGTTTTTGTTTTCATTGTGAATAACCTTAGATATAAATAAATAGTTCATACGAACCTCAAAATGTAAATTATTTGAAAGCATCCCCTAATATCCAAGTGACTATTGAATATCTTACACCTTTTGTTATCGGTCTAACTCTGTGTCCTAAAAATGCAGGGAATAATATTAATGAACCTTTTTTTCTTGTTCCGAAGTAGTTTTCATCACCCTCATCATTTGCGATACTAAATTCAAAATCTCCACCCTCATAATCTTGTTCATCACTTAATTGAATTATCGCTGATATCTTTCTTACTGATGTTTCATTTTTACCAATGTCTAAATGCCAGTCATATTTGTCTGTATTTTCATATCTTAACAATACTATGTCCTCTAACTGATATGGTTTTTCTAATTGAAATTTAAAGTTAATTAAGTTTGACATCTCACAAGCCATAATAATATGTTTAGTCAATTTGAATCCGTCTGATAATACAACATCATTTTTTAATCTTACCTCTTGAACTTTACGAACATTTTCATTTAATTCACTACCCTCATAAGTTCCTGCCACGCCTGACTTTTGTGGTTTTGACTCATCAAATTTTTGAATTAGTTCATCACATTGTTCTGAAGTTAAAAAGTTTTCTCTATGTAAGACAAAATTAAATTTATTATTTTCTTTCATTTGAAAGGTTCTCCTGTAATTATCTCTCTCATAATGTATCTTTCTCCACTTGTTAATTCTGTAACCATATGACTAACGAAAGATGGAAACACCAACACATATCCTTTTTTATATGGTGTTTTGAAAAACTCTCCGTCGTTTGTAAATGCCAGATGTAAATCACCACCCTCAAATTCACTTTCATCTGACAACTGAATCAAACAAGTTAACTTATTGATTGATTCTCTACCTTTATCATAATCTGCGTGCCAATCAAATTTGTCGTTGTTTTTATATCTTAATGCTTTTAAATCTTTGAGAGTATCTGACAACTGAAAGTTCCATACTTTGTTATTTAACATTTTTACATATGGTTCTAATTTTTTATTTATCCAAGAGTATTTTTCATCACCATACACATACAACTCCTCAAATGTTCTGGCGTTTTTAACTTCGTCTGATTTGTTATCTGAATTTACGATAACTGCGTTCTCATAACCAGAAATCCAATTGGTCTCTTCTTTTAATTGTTTTATTAGTTCATCACATTGTTCATCAGATAAAAAAGGCGTATGTGTAAACCATTGAAAATTATCGTTCATTTGAAATGATTCCCTATAAAAAATTCTTGTAATACATATCGTGTCCCACTAATGACTGGCTTTACTCTATGTGATAAAAATGTTGGAAAAAATGTGATTGAACCTTTTTCTTTTGGAACTTCATACCAATTCATATCGTGGTCTTGTAATGCAAATTGTAGTTCCCCACCCTCATATTCACTCGGGTCCGTCAACTGAATAATGGCAGTTAACTTTCTCAATGAACTACTACCTGAATTCATATCCGTATGCCAGGTGTAAAAATTTGTGTTTTTATATTTTATTAATTTTAGTTCATTATCACACTCTTGAATATCAAATTTAAATGACTTCATATTGATTAACTTCGCCATTGAAAATATCTTTTCTTGTAATGGTTTCCAATCTTTGTTTGGTTTGTCAGGTCTTTGATTAGTGTATGGTTGTTCACACAAATACCACTCAGAAGTTTTTCTAAATTTTTCATTTACTCCCAAGTTTTGCTCATCATCTACACGAACTCCACCCTTTAACATAACTTCATTTTCACTAATATCTTTTATCAGTTCATCACATTTGTTATCTGATATAAAATTAGGAATCTGTATGTAAAACTTAAAGTCCTCGTTTTTGATTAATGTCATTTAAAAGTATTTCCTTGTATCCAAGTTAACATTGTGTATCTATCTTTATCATAAAATTGTGAAACTTTGTGTGCTGCAAAAGCTGGAAATATAACTATTCTTCCTTGTTGTGATTCTATTTTATCACCCCATATTTCAAGTTGTCCACCCCAATAGTCGTCATTTAAGAATACAACCGAAGTTAGTTTTGTGGTGGTATCAACTAATCTACCTGGTCCTGCTGCAAAGTCTGAGTGTAGAGTATTTTGTTCTTTGTAAACTCCTGCTTTGTAATACTTACCCTCTTGTAATTGAACACTATCTATATCAAATTTGAAATGTATATCATTTGATAATTTCATTATGTTCCAAACTTTATCTAAATAGATTTTCTCATTTAGTTTTACAACCTGTGCTCCACAAGTGTCTATTTGCTTTGATTCATCATCTATGATTTTGATAATGTCTTCACACTCATCTTTTGATAGAAAGTTATCTCTAACTAAATACCATTTGAAGTTATTATTATGTGTCAGACTCATCAGAAACTAAAACCTTATTTGCGAAATAATTTTTACCATTATCGGTGCTGTTTATATTGTAGGTAATCTGTTGTTTTTTATCCACCTCAATATTTACGAGCGTTAATTTATTCATTTCATCATTTAAAACCACATCACCTATTTGTAGTGGGGCTTTATATCCCTCATCAACCACATAAAATGGATGATTATCTGTGGCTTCAATTATTGTGTTGTTATCAAACTTGTATTTAACAATATTGTCGTGTAATATTTTTGCCGTCTCTAATACCTTTGAATTTTGTAATTTGCCAGTATCTTCATTGTATGTTTTTATCATATCACCTGGTCTTACTTTACAAATTTTTTGATATGTTCCGTCTGATAATGTAATCATAGTGTCATAAGTAAAACATAATCTACAAATTTTATTGTGAACCAAAATATTATTTGCAAAGTAATTGTGTGTGTCATTAACAACAAGATTGTAAGTTTTCTGTTCCTCTTGATATGTTTCTAATCTCACTACTTTTTGTTCCACTATACTTTTATCTTGAGAAACTTGTAAACAAATATCTCCAACCTCTAATTTTTCACAATCCATATCGTGAGTGTTTTTGGTCCACTCTGGTCTTTTACTTGACCAACCTTTTCCTACCACATAATACGGGTGGTCAGCTACATTTTCATTGATGGTTCCGTCTTCAAAATGAACCTTAACAAAATTATGATTCACTGGTGTTTTAGTTTCTAAAACTAATTTCTCAATAACTAATTGTCCGTCAAAGTCATAAGTAGATACAACATCTCCAACCTCAACATCTTCAATATTTTTCACCGAGTCATCACCCATTAAAACTTTGGTCCCTGCTACAAAGCAACATTTAGGTGGCAAATTGTGAACTAATATATTAGATGAAAAGTATGTATCAATGTCCTCAACATCTAATGAATACCAAGATATGTCCTCTTGAACTTCTGTTTTTGATGTGATTTCTAATTCATTTCCGTCTGTATCTAAAAAGTAATTACCAACTGCTATCTGATAAGGATTTCTCCAACCCCAAGTTCCACTTTGTTTTACAAAGTAATATGCGTCTGATGATTTAGATTGTAATGGTATCTTGATACTTCCATTTAATAAATAATAACCATAAAATGTATATGCAACATCTGTAAATGTTCTAACTACAATTGAACCTGAATCATAAGAACCACTTAAATCTGTTGTGGTGTATGAAACATAATCCATAGTTTCATCTGGCATACCTAATGGTTGATATGATTTAACAACATCACCAACTTCTATATCTTGGACTTGCCTTTGACTTCCGTCATACATATTAATCAAACTACCACTCGCTGCAGTTTTTCCCTGAATCGGTTTAAGTCTCCACTCATCACCTCGTTCATCTAAATTCCACTTCGCCATAGAAGTTTTATGACCTACCTCTTGGTCATTTTTACCTAAATATACTATCTCGTTAGGTGTTAACATATGTGTTATTTTACCAACATCTAAATATGATTTTCCGTCTTCATAACTACCACTTTGTATTATATATTGTTCCACCAATGAACCACTATCTATTTCATTTTGATAACTTGAACTATTTGGGTGATAAGAATAAAAACTTAATCCATTAACAAATAAACCAGCGTCAACATCTGCTTTCTTTGATACAAAATCTGGAAAGTTTAAATTATCTGTATATGATGCGGTGTTAAATAAAGGTATTAAAGATGAACTAACCGGCGAAGAACTTAGAATTGTTCTAAATGTATTTTTGTTAAATGAACCACTCGTCATATCGAGTAAAGCATCATCACTATACCAAGGTGATTGCAACCATAAATGGAACTTGTTTAAATGGTCTGTATTTCCTCTTTGTGAAAAATATGTTACTGAAGTATTTTCATTATACTCAAAATTTACTGAAATATTATGTCTGGCAAAACTCTCACTTATTAGTGGAACGTGAGCTGTTGGTGGGTTTGTTCCAAAAAGTTCGTGGTTTGGCATACCATAAACATAACAAGTATCACAACTTTGTGAAGCCACATAGTTTGATATTTTATCATAAACATCTTCTCTTAGTCTAATTCTGGAACCTGCGAAGAAAACATTTGTGTTATGTTCCACGAAATAAATATCATTTGAACCTGTTTCCACTATGTAATCTAAGCCAGACACCACACCGACATTTGTGTTGGTTGGCCAACCTGTGCTTCCTGTTACATAATTATAATATTGTATTGATTTATCTATTACTGACATAGTTTTTTTCCTATATATAAATATAAATTAGACAAACTTTATCCAATCTCTACAAACTTTGATAGAAAAATCTTTATTTGTTTGTATTCCGGCGTGGCCACTCCCAACTAAATCGTTGTCCACTTGCAAATCTAAGTATTCCTGTAATTCATATTGTAGTAATGGAATACTTAAAGATTTTAAATAATAGTAAATTAACATTTTATTTCTATACAAATTATCCAAGTCATTTTCATCATTTTGTATAAGAGTTATACTATCGTGTATTTTTTTTCCTTGCTCGGTTTTCCAGAAGTCCCATTTTCCGTCTGATTTATAAGAGCATTTTCTACCCTCTGATGTGGTGTATTCTCGTCTGTGTGGATAAGTGTGTAGAACAATGACAAAATCAGGTTTTAAATATTCGGTAAATGATAAAACTGCTCTTGATATGGTATCATTTGACAAACCTTGAACACTACAATTTATATAACTATGGCCTGTCCTATCTGATACTCGTTGGACCCAAGTGTCTTTTAGTTCATTACCTAATCCAACGGTATGACTACAACCAAAAACTAAAAACTTTTTCTTGGCAGATTGATAAGTTTCTAAACTATCTCCACGAAACCCAAGTTCATTAAAAGTGTATTTAATTTTTCCACTTTCATCTCCACCTATTTTGAAATGTTCTGAGCTTTTTCTATCTTTTAAGTTATCAAAGATATCAAAACTTTTATGGTCCCAACCCTTCATTTGTTATTCTCACTCATTAAATACATTTTCTATATTTTTCCTCAGTATCATCTTCAGTTATTATCCATTCTGGCAAATAATAAACTTGGTGTGTCGGGTCTTTATATCCGTTTTCTAAGTCGTTAGGAACCTTTGCGTCTATCTCATATATTTTAATTTTATCTTCATCAAAAAATTTTGGTGTCCAAAGGGTTGTAGGTTTCCACAAGTGATTAAAAAAAGTAAGTATAGTTCCTACTTTACAATATCTTAAAATGTCTATTGGAAATAAAAATATTAGTTTATCCACCACGTGAGCGTCAAAGAATATAGCATCAAACTTTTCATCAAGCTCTACGGTTTTCCAATCACCTGAAACTATTTTTGTATTTGGTTTATCTTTTGCCCACTCAACTGCTTTGTCGTAAACCTCATCATTAAGTTCAATTATGGTGTGTGATTTTATATCTTGCTCTTGAATATAGTTTGCACTAATGCCCATACCAAATCCAACTTCTAAAATGTGTCCACCATTTCGACAAGTTATTTCGGCGTGAGCTTTCATAACCGGGTCTTCCCAATCTCCCATTACATAATGGTCATTATTATTGTCAAATAATATTTTATTATCGTAATGATTTAACTTTTTTTCTTTCCACTCTTTATCACTTGGATTCATTATACCAACCACTCTCTCTCATAATATCTTTGATTTTTTCTGCGTATGTTTTATGGGATTCCACACCTGGATGTCTTCCTGCTAAATCATATAAATCAAAAAATATATCAATCATATGTTTTGGAATTTCGTCGTCCCAAGTTCCCCATATGATTTTATCCCTACCGATTAGACGATTTAGAATTTCGTAATGATGATAGAAATATAAGTAGTGGTTGTATTCATTTTCTTCTGCGGCTCTTGGTTTATCCCAACATCTACGAGCTACTCCATTATCTTCAAAATGCATTCTTCTAAAACTATGCGGAATCGTTATAACATAAATAAAGTTTTCATTTTCTTTATGATTAAACTCTTGATAAACTTCTGTTATTTTTTTCACACAATAGTCTAAACCTGTTTTTCCTGCTCCGTAGTTCCATACCGAAGTGTTTTCATCTCCCAATAAATGTGGAAATGCTTCTTCTTGTTCAACGTCCCAACCATAAGTCCAACTATCCCCAAAACAATGTATTTGTAATGGAGCGTTTCTGTCATTATATTTTGGGTCTTCAACTCTACTTCCGTTTAGATAATATGCTTCATCTATATTAAGTGTCACGGCTTTAGTATTTTTACCTGGTCGATTATATCTCAAGTCAATGTTAGGGTCTATCGTTCCGTCTTCGTTGGCATTTACAACTCTTTTATTATCATTGTAATACATCTCAACATAATTAATAGTTTCATTAGAATACAATGTGTCCGCGTTTATGATACCACTTTCTTTACTTGAAGGTGGTTTCCAATCTATTATCTTCTTTACTTTATCAACTATTCCCACTTGGTTGTTCTCCAATTTGGTCTATCATATTTTGTGGTATCGTTCCACAATTTCCACAACTAAATACTTGTATCGGAATAACTGCTTCTTTACCTGTTGGTGATACCAAAGCTGATACTTTCTTTAAGAAAAATGCCTGTATGAAAGATGCGTTTCCACAATTCTCACAAACAATAGTATCTGTTTTTGATATATCTAATTGAAGTCCGTCTTGCCTTGGTGGCATTCCTTTTGGATGACTACTCATTTTATTGTCCCTATTATTTCTACAAACATAGCCATAATATTGATTTCTTTATCTACCACGACTGCGTCTGATTGTTGGTATTTACTAAGAATCAATATAGACTCAGCGATATGTCCTGCTCCCCAATCATCTACGGTATCAAATAACAATCTGAATAAATCAGAAAAGTCTGATACTTTTGAATCTGCTAACAATTGTCTAATGTTTTTAAATGAGTTTTTCTTATCTTGTGTTTTCAATATTTCTAACACCTCTAATTTATAATCATTTTGAACAATAGTATTTTCATCAATCGTTAATTGAGAGTTTACAACTTGTCTTTGAGCACCATTGATTACTCGTCTAATATCTGGATAACCACCATTTACAATGGTAGCTATATCTTTTACATCATACTGAACATTTTCATTTGTCAATATATTTGCCAGATGTTGTGCAACTTGTTTTCTATCAGGTGGAACTATCTGAAATGATTGACAACGACTTTGTATCGGGTCAATTATTCTTTCCACATAATTACAAGTCAATATAAAACGACAATTCTTAGAGAAAGTTTCCATAAGATTACGAAGTGCTGCTTGTGCATTTGGTGTAATGTAATCACACTCGTCCAAGATAATAACTTTCATATCTTTGAAACCTAATGTTGATGCGAAGTTCTTGACTTTCTCACGAACCACATCTACACTATTCTCGTCTGATGCGTTTATATATAAATAGTCACAATCAATGTTATTAACCAATAGTTTTGCAAGAGTGGTTTTACCTGTTCCTGCTCTACCGAATAATAATAGATGTGGTATATCACCTGATTCAAGATACACCGACACCTTAGATTTTAAATGGTCATTACCAATATAATTGTCTAAACTGCTTGGACGGTATTTCTCCACCCATAAACTATGTTTTAGACTTTCCATTAGTTAACTGCTTGTGTTGATACCAAGAAATATTCTGAATCATAATTATCGATTGAGAACTTAATTCTTGATAACCCTTGTGAACTAACTTCTAATGTTGCACTTTCACAATCTTTGTTTGCACTTAGAATTGATGCGAACATATTTGCATTAAAACTGATTGGTTCCATTAACTTGAACTTTGTAGTTTCAACCGGAATCGTAACACGATTGGATGCGATACTGGCATATCCAATTACAATTTCTGTTTTGTCATTTTCCGTTAATATCGTAAAGGTTTCTGCTTCTGATAAAGCTCCTTTACCACTAATGAATGTATTGATGAAATGTGCGTCTACCTTGATACCTAACTCAAATGAATCTGGCAGATTCTTAAGTTCTGGTGGTGTTGGTATAACTGACAAATCACTCAACATATATTTAGATTTTGTTTTTCTTTTTGTATCTTCTAATTCCATAGAAATAAACTTATCACCTGCTCGTGATAAACTTACATCAACATCATCTCCCAATACTGATAGTAAAGAACTTAATTGTCCTGTGTTGTAAACTCCAAGTTCACAAGGTTCTAAGTGTTTAAATTTACTTAAAACTACTTTACCCACGACTGACTTATCACCTGAGATAAATCTTGTTGCTAAACTATCACCATTAGAAACCCATTTAGTAGATTTTATTTCTCCACCTAATGTGTATTTGTTGATGAAATTAGTTAATTGAGATTTGTTCATTATAACTCCTATTTGGTTTATTTATAAATATCATTTATTAATCCGAAAATCAAAAAAACTTTTCCATTGATTTAATTTTCTTTTGTTCTACCTCGATAGTTTCTATCGGTGGTATGAATTCTTCTTTGTTCTTTGGGTATACTTTACAATCGTGTTTCAATTGTTTTCTCATCTTTTTATTTTCTCTTGATGAACCTAAGAAATATAAGTATCTGTGTTTA